GTATCTAGCTGATACTGAAACGTATAGATTATCTTCCATAGCTTCTTCAGTAATGCTGAATCCTAAACCAATAGTTTCATGCGTATATCTAGCGACAAAAGATTCTTGTGCTGTATCATAAGTGATAGCTGCACCCTCATCTTTCACAGGAGCTGCTCCAAAACCAGATAACTTCAATTCTTCTTCAAAACTTCTTTCAGAATTTTCAGTTACATAGATTTCTTCGTGCTCATTTTCATAACGATTATATTCTTCACCGAATAATGCGTTAAGACCAGGTAAGAGTTGTTTTAACTCGTTAGCTCTTGAAATAGCTGCCATAATTTACTCCCTTAACCTATACCTGTTGTATTTAACAACTGGTGTCCGACATTAAACATAACTAATACATCTGTGTAAGAATCACCAACAGCACTATCTGGTCCGTCAACAAAGTCAACGATCTTAACAGGTAGTGTATTAGTGGTTGCTACAGTAGATATATCAACCGAATTTTTGCTTGTGCCTATTGCTGTACTTCCTGCAGTTTGCACAACAGCACAGTTCTTACCAAGATCATCTTGGTCAGCTGCACCATCACATTGCATTTGCATTAGTATAAATGGGTCAGAAGCAACATACGCAACAATATCATCCGCAGCAGTTGAAGCTGGGAAATATTGATTTGGTGTAAATTGACCTGTTGTTGGGTCTGTGTAAGCACAACCAAGGAATACACCTATAGGTGTACAAGCTGTTGTACCAGTATCTTTTTGGATAGTGGTATTTGGATTGTCATCACCCCATTTTACAAAATCGCCATAGAATATGGATGTACCATATGCATTTTTAATTTTGTAATGTGTAACTTTTCCTTGATATGGACTTCCAACTACAGTACCAACTGGTCTTGCTCCATGTGGAGCTGCACTTGATGCCATAATTTTCTCCTAAAAAAAAATTAAATTAATCTAACAAGAAACTATGAATCTTTACCAAATGTCGTTCTTGATTTTCTTTCAAATACTTGTTTGGTAGCCATTCTTGAATCTTGATCCTTAAAATAAGTGTTATCTACAGATTCCATTTGAGACTGTGCTAATTCAGCAAAATATTCGTCTCTAGCTTTCGCTTTTTCTAATGGCATCTTACATAACAGTTGCCCACCAATCTCAACATTACCTTTCTTCGACCACTCAGAATTATGGTCCATCATATGAATCTGTAGTTCTGGATGATCCTCTAATCTACAAGGTTGCCATCCTTCTCTAAGTTTTCTTGATACATTAGGATTATCAGCATTGCCTAAAAGGCTAGTTCTAATATACCTAAAGACCCATCCTTCTTGTGGTTCAGGGTTTGGTAAGTTTGATGGATTTTCCCAACTTTGAATACGCTGGGAAGCCTCTCGGCTTTCTATCTCCCTAGGGGTACGCTCTGCTGATTCTTGTTCAGCATTAATATTATCTTGATTATCAGGTAAATCTGACATCTTAGTTCTCCTTTAAAAGTTGATTTGCATACTGCTCAGGCGTTATATTTAGTCGCTTTGCGAGGGCGACTTGGCTCTGTGTCAGATGAATTTTGCGAGGGGTTTTACTGCTATTCCTCGTAGCAGGTGCGACAGGATTAACTACCTGCCTTCTTGGAGTTTCTACAACTTCTTCTGCTTCCACAGATTGTTGTTGAGATACACCAAAGAAACTTGGAAATTGTTGTCTCATTTTTGTATCAACCTCAGAATAATACTTTTCAGAATTTTTTTCTGGGTCTATACCATTTGCTTGCAATGATTGATCTACATACATAGCAAATGATGTCATCTCTTTATGTATTGGCTCACTACCCATGAACCAAGGGTTTCTTTTTGACCATGCTTCCATTTCTGGATCAGGTTGTGATTGATTATCTTGTTGAGGTTCTACATATTCAGATGAAACTTGATCTTGTAAATTTTGTGCATAACTACCTGCTTGTTGTTCAGCTAAAGTAGCTTGTGCTAACTCAGCCTGTGCTGCAGCCATTTCTTCTGCATTACCTTCTTCATAGGCTTTTTTAAACTTTTCTTGTGCGTTATACCTTGCCCATTGTGCATTATTAAGTGCCTGTTGGTTTAATACATCGCCACCTTGATTGACTATGCTTTGTAGTTTTTGATTTTCAGACATCAAGGTTTTTAAAACTTTTGTAGCTTCTTTTGATTCTCTTAAAGCTTGTTCTTTTGCTCTGCGTTCTTCGTGATATTCATATTTTATTTTATTAATCCTATCACCAGCAGCCTTACTATAATCTGCTATTTCTTTATCTAAAGTATCATAATCTACAGATTCTTCTGTAGTTTCAGCTTTAGGTGCCCTTCTATCTTCTTCAGGTCTTTCATCTATTACCTCTACCTCAATATCTTTTGGGGTTTCAGTATTAATCTCACTTGCAACACCAAAAAACTTATCTTCTGATGTTTGTTCTGATACAGGCTCTGCGTTTGTATCTATGACTTGTTCTATGCTCTCACTCATGCTCTAACTACTCCTGTTGGATCATCTACTACTGCTTCCACAGTATCATCGTTAATTAAACGAAACTCTTTACCATACATTTTCATTCTTGTACCTGAATAAGCTCTAAATATTACCCAATCACCTTCTTTACACCAAGCTCCAGTTGGAAATCTTTTTTTATCAGCATAAGCTTCTGTTCCTAATTTTAAAACATAGCCACAAATATTAGAGGTTTCTTCATCAACTTTACTTTGAGTAGCTTTGTAAATACCACTATCATCATAAGTTTCTGATACTTTAGGCATTGCTATAAGTATTTTCCAACCTTTAGGTATAGGTAGTTGGCTTTTCACCTCATCACTAGGTTCTGGCTTTTCTATGCTATTTGGTTTTGGAATATTTGTTTCTTTTTTCTTATCCATATTTTGCACGACATAAGGTGTCGAGTTCCTATTCTTTTAAGTGTCGTTCCTTCCAATCCAGAACTTCACGCTCTGCAAGAGCTAAACCTTCTATAACTCCTGTCATTCTTTTATACTCAGGAAAGTCTTTACAACTCCCTGTTGAGATATGATCAGAACATTCATTCATCATCTCTCTTAACTTCTTAGTTAAGTAAGTTGATAGTGATTGCTCATTTATATCATTACTCATTCAATTTGCTATCATCAACTAAATCTTTAGCAATGTCAAGACCTTTTTTATAATCATCCAATACTTTATCTTCTGATCTCTCTTGTCTATCTAGCAAATCGCTAGCAATCTGCATACCTGTTTTTAAACCACTAGCTTCTTGTTGAGCTTCAATCCTTTTTTCTTCTAACTCTTTATTTGCTACAGCTTTAGCAGCATCTACAGCAAGCTTGCTTTCATCAATTCTTAATTTACCTTCTACTTGTTTTTCTTTAATTTCAAGTTCTTTTTGTTTAGCAAGTATTAATGGGTCTTGTGCTTGTTCTTGTATTCTAGCTTGTTCTGCTTGTGCAGCGTTTGTAGTAGCTACTCTTTGTGCTGCTTCAGCTACAAGAGTAGATATTCTTTTTTCAACATCTGCAGGTAAAGGTTCACCAACTGGTGGTAACTCTACACCCATCTCTCTTTCAACTTGATCTCTAAATTGCAATGAAAGATGTTGCATTATGTAATCTGATCCAGAACTTTGTATAACTTGTGCATTTGGACTTTGCTGTACTTTTGCTTGTACATTTGGGTCTTGCTGTGCAGCTACTAATGTATTGATATGAGCTTCGTGATCTTGGAACTCATATGCTTGTACAGGTTTACCATTAAGTATATTTTGTACTGCAGTAACTGGATCAACTGGCGGTACATCTTCTTGTGGTGGAACTATTGTTTCTGCATCTTTAATACCTAATACTTCAAGCATTTGTCTATGTAATTGACCTAAATCATATAACTGTGGTGCTTGTTGTGCTAACTGCATAGCAGCTTGATATTGCATAATTCTTTGAGCCATAGTTGCTGCATTTGGGTCTGATACTGGTAATACATCTACTCTAGCATCAAAATCTTGTAATGCTATTTGTTGCCCTTCTTCTACTTCATATGGATAAGATGGATTAGTAAAATCTTTAATTACTCCAACCAATATTTCAAACTCTCTTTTCATAGAAGCATGGAGTCTAGCTTGTACAGCAGACATAACTTTCATGTTTCTTTCTAAGAGTGCTAGCGTTGTGCCAACAGGTGCCTGACTATTCATGTCAGATACTTTCATATCGGATATGCTAGCAAATCTTTTACCTTCTTCTACTATATTACCTAATAGTTGAAATAAAGTTCCTGAAGGCTCTTTATAAGGTAAGAATGTAATATTGTCTCTAATAGCACCACCTGGCACATCTACATCTCTAAACTCACCAGGCATAATCGGACTATCATCACCTTTAATACGCAGTCCTCTAGCTTTTAAACCACCTGGTAAATTACTTAAAGTACCTGCATCTACAAGCTGTCTGAGTATTGATGTAGCTGATTTAGCTAATCCACCTATCATGTGAATTAATCCAAAACCATAAAAACCTAATCCTGGTAGGTATTGATAATGAACAAAATGCATCCTTCTTAATCTAGCAGAATCATCTTCGTAATAATTTCTTCTAATACTAAGAATAATGCCAGAAGGATGATCTATCGTTACCACATAAGGTAAAGCAATACCTGTATTTTGACCATTAGCATCTTTATCTTCAAACCCTTTAAGGTCTAAATCTACTTGCATTTCTAGTATTGTATGACGTGTATCATAGTCATAACTCTCTGATTCACCTGTCATCTCATTATATTTCTTAGTAATATCAGATGATGATGGTGTAGCATCAGGTAGCTCTATATCTCTATAAAAACCATTGACTTGCATCTTTCTTATATCATTAGATGACTTCTTCATCACATGAGTAGCTCTTTCACAAGTCTCTAAATCACTTGCTCCATAATTAACTACGACATCTTCAGCAGGTACAAATATACCACTTGGTCTATTTAGTGTTGGATCAAAGTAAACTTTCCTAAATGCTGAACCTGCAAGTGGTAAAGAAAATAACATCTTTTCTGTTTCACTTCTATATTCAGTCATTTCATAAGTTAAAAGATAATTAAGATAATCTTGAACTCTTTGACTTTGTTTTTCTTTAGCAGAATCTATTGTGCCTACTATTTTAGTTCTTACAGGACCTGCAGCAGGGAATATCTCTGATATAGCTTGGGATTGAAACTTTATTACAGCTTCACTTAACATCGGATGAAATACACCACAGGCTCCTGCCCAAGGCGTAGTTCTTTCTTCTATCTTTAATCCTAGTTGATCTAAACCTTTAACATAGGTTTCTTCCCAATCTGATCTTGAATCTTTGTCTGATTGATAAGCACCTACTAATTCATTACCCATAGAAGTAAGTTCATCTTCTTCAATAAAATCTACTAAGTTAGAATCAAAGCTAGCATCTGTCATTGCAGATGCATTTGGATCAAAATCAACAATCATGCCACCATCTTCGGTTTCTGTTGTTTCAACCTCTACTTCTACTTCTGGTTCCATTTCTACTAATCCATCTACTGGTGTAGCAGGAACAAATTGTTTTTCTATAGCCATAGTCTCCCTAGTAATAGTCTGCTGTTCTGTTATGTTCTAGTGGCTCATCTTCTTCATCTGAATCAAGAGGAACAAAACCACCTTGTCTAAATCTTAATAATGCTTGCGTACTGCTATCAACTAGATCATCATGTTCCATATTAGGGAATCCAGCAAACTGTTCTATAGTTTCTTCTGCCCATCTAGTTTCAGGTGCCCATATAACACCAGAAGCAAATAAGTCTGATACAGCATTTACTCTTGATATTTTATCATTACCACGACTTGGTGTGTATTCTTGTACAGGAATACCTGTTGCTCTTAACTCAAAGATAAGAGGCATACCTGCAGCCTTAGCTTCTACAATAAACGCATCTGGTTTATAGGCGTTATACTTCTCTAAAGCCATTTTCTTTAAATCTGGGAACTCTAAACGCTCCTGATAGGCATCTAGTAGTATTAATTGTGGAGCTACAAAACCTTCATCATTCTCTTTATAAAAAACACCCCATGTAGTACACGCTGAAAAATCAGCTCTTTGTGTCTTTAAGAACGCTGTATCCCACGATTGAATAATAAACTCACAATCTGGTGGATTTCTACCTTCCCATGTTCGCCACCATTCTCGTTTAACAAGAGCACCTTCTTCAGATGTAGGGTCTTGTTGATATTGAGCCATCCACTTAGAACTAGGTAATTCAGCTTTCAAAGCTTCTAATTCTTCTAACTTCCAGAAAGCACTCCACAATGCTTTACCAGAAGGCAATATCGCAGGTAATTCAATAACTTCCCATTGATCGGCTCCGCCACGCTTTATACTAGCATCTATAACTTGTCCAGTTAGGTCTTTATTATGCCATCTTGTCATCACTACAACGATTGCACCATTAGGCTGTAAACGCTGTCGAGGACCAGATGTGTACCATTCATAGGTACGATTAAAGACATTGATATCTGCAGAGGCTCCTTCTTGTTCAGAGTGCGGGTCATCAATGATAAGTAGATCAGCACCTTTACCAGTGACTGCTCCACCTACACCAATCGCAAAATATTCACCACCTTTGTTCGTATTCCAACGACCCGCAGCTTTAGAATCCGACTGCAAACTAACATTGGGGAATATACGCTTATAATCTTTGCTGCCTACAAGGTTTCTAACCTTACGACCAAAGCCTACAGCTAGTTCTGCAGTATGGGCAGTTTGTATTATCTTCTTTTCTGGCTTACTTCCTAGGAACCAAGCAGGTAAAAGATAAGATGCGAACTCGGATTTGGTATGTCTGGGTGGCATATTGATAATTAAACGCTTTAAATCGCCATTAGCAACACGCTCAAATGCATCAGCCATAATTTTATGATGTGGACCCTCTATAAAGGCACTCCACATCTCCTTAACAAAGGACATATAGTCATCTGCACACCTCTCTCTGGCTTTAGCTTCCTCTAATTCATCTAATAAGCCTAATAACTCTCTCTTTTCGTCTAAAGATAGATTCTGAACTTGGCTTAATATGTGGTTACTCATACATCTCCATACTATATAGTAAGTAGACACTTCCTAAAGTTAAAAACTTAGTAAGTTACTACCACTAAGAGGCACTTACTAAGTAAATACTTAACAAGTAGGTACCTACTGGATGTAAATCACGCTAGATTTTAACATAATTGCACATCTTCACATGAAAAACAACATTTTTTTGCAAAATATTATGGGGGGTCTAGGGTCCCTTAGCCATTTCCTGCAAAAATCCTAATATTATCTTACAAAATCTGCTATCAAAATGCAATACATAGGGGGGGTCTATGAAAATACCTAATATAATGTGCATATTACTATGTATATAAGATAGTCAGGTAGCCGACTGCGTAAAAGGGGGGTAGGGGGTCACTTTTTTTACATTATGCGAAACACAACATATGGTGGTTTGGGATTCAGGATCGAAAAATTAGAACACTATATATTGTGTCTGCGTAGGTGCTGGTCATAAGTGTGCATATGACTAACACAGATGCGTTCTGATGATCTATTTATAGTTAGTTGATGATTGTCTATTGTTTATCGAGTAGTGCCTGTATGCGTTCCTCTATGTCTGCTTCGACTTCCTCACTTGATCTTGCTTCTTTGGTCTCAACAACATCGCTGAATAGACTGACTGACTTGCCTAACAATTCCAATGCACGAATCCTAGCTGAATCTGAGTCTGACTCTTTGCTCTCTTTATACAGTTGGTCTATGACATAGTTCCTTGTCCTGAGACTACTAGCAACTGCAGACTGCTCTTTCTTTGCTATAGCTCTTTGTATGCTTATTGCAATCTTAGGGTTAGCGACTAAACGACTGGCTTCGACTTCTACCCATTTAGGTATCTTCCCTTGCTTCGTTAGAGCGACATCATAAACTTTTGCATATGCTTCTTTATAACTACCTAACTTTCCTTTGATAATTTCATCCACGAACTGTCTTTGCTTAATAGTAAGTTCTGCTTCTTTCTTTATGATCTTTAGGTTTGGTTTTTTGTCTTTGCTCATACAAATAATATTAACTGATCATAGGTCTTTTGGTAATGCTCACAGACTGCTATCTAATTAAATGTGCAATTTGATGTTAAATTGCTTATACTGTGTCCACAACAGTCCAAAACGATTATGACTCTAAACTGTAGCCAACTACCCTAAAGGGTCTTGAAAAAGGTAAAGTTGAAGGTACTTGCGAATATGGATTAAGTGCGAGTGTCTTAATTGGGAAGGGGGTAACCTAAGAACAATAAACAATTAAGAGAAGTGTCCATATTCATTAGCCACCTCTAAGTGCCAAGTTTCGCTGAAAGGATAGTACAAGTTGAGATAACTGCTACGAGACCACCAACCAAAAGGAAATTATCTTTTTGCCAATTACAATTGAAGTATTACTGATACGAATATTGTCTTTGGAATCACAGAAAGATATATAACTTTTGGGACTGCTCCAACAGTCCATGAATTAACATGCTGATGAGCATCCTAATTATGGGGTGCAAGAAACTGACTTGGAGGTCAAAATGATATTTAAACTAATAGCGAAAGATACTTACTGTCTAACTAAGATGATCGATACTGAAGATTATCCT